TAAGAAACCATTTTTTTCAATTAGTGCATCTTTGAAAAAATTATAAAGTAATTGGAAACCATTATTGTCTTTGTAGAAAACATGATTGAGGTAAGCAGAGGCTTGTTCGGCAAGAGGTACATCTTCGGCAGTTACTGGATCGCAACGAACTACATTATCACTTGCAGTAAACACTCTTAATAAATTTGGTAATATACTTTCAATCGTATCTGCAACATCAGTTGATACCACTTGTGAACGACCATCTATTTCTGTTCCAAGTTTATCGCCTAAATAATATTCTAAAGATTTTCTTCTTGATGATGACAGCTGTCCACCTAAATAACCTAAAGCACCTTCAATTTGATTTGAAAGTAAACTTCTTAATTTAGGATCTGATAATTCGGTAATTTTTTTTGCCATATTAAACTATATAATTTGTATCAACATATATTTCTTTTTTCCAGTCTGTTCTTTTACCTCCGATAAAAGTACACCCATACCTAAACGCATCGGCAGGGTGACTGGCAAAATTATGAATGGGTCTGTTTTTAAAACATTGATTCTTATCATCCCATTTTTTTTGATAAGCTTTTAATGCTTCAACTCCTTGATGTGTTTTTTCTTTATCAAAATAACAATTTGGTAAAGTCTTTCTCACCGATTCAATCCCATCCTCAATTGAAAGTTTAGGAGCTACATCAAATGATATACCTAAATCTAAAGCTGATTCAAGCCTTGATTTACCATAAGCTCCTAATTCTCTAACTTTTATATCATGTGGAGCTATATGTCTATCATATTTGTAAGGTTTGCTTTCCAGTAGATCAGCATAGAAATCTAATCCTTCACCACTGCTTTCTTCATAATCAATAACTCTAATCTCATCATTGTGCTTTTGAACAAACCAAATAGCAGTAGAATCTTTAAGACCCAAATCCCACCATGTCTCTGTATCTAAATTAGGATCATAAGGTACATCAGTTATTCTTCCTTTTTTCTCAAGGTCTTCAATAATCGTACCATAATAAGAACCAGTGATTGCAGCTTGAAATGAACATTCAAATTCCTGATCATATAAATCTTCTGACATCATTTCTTTTGCAGAGTTTAATTCTTCTTGATCTAATATCTTAGTCTCACTAGCTTTAAAAACCCCAGTCCACCAATCCTTCTGTTCTTTTGCTTCTCTGTGGAGTTTGTAAAAATAATTTTGTCCTTTGGGTGTGCCAATAAAAATACACCATCCTTTTCGGTCAGCCAAAGCAGGTCTGATGATCTCAGGAAATATTGTTGGAGAAATACTTTGGGTTTCATCCATTACACATCCATCTAAAAATATACCCCTTAGTCCTTGATCATTCTCAGCACCTAAAATTGTTATTCTTGAACCATTAGGAAAATCGCATCTAAGTTCTGATTCATTGAATTTTACAAAAGGAATATTCTTAGCAAAGGTTTTAATGTAATCCCATGCTGTTGCTTTACCTTGTTTAAAGGTTGGACTAATAAAAGCATATCTTGGATTAGGTTTGGGGTTGGTCAAAGCATCTCTGATCATGTGATTGATACACATTACAGTCTTGCCAGACCTACGATGTGCAACAATAACATTAAATCGGCTCTTAACGATTTGATTGTGCAAAAATTTTTGGAGTTTTCTAGGTGAATATGGAATTACAATTTCAGACATTTTAAAACAAAACCCCCCTGTTAGTGAATTGTCCTTGATAAATTATAATAATCAGTATTAATACCAAGTTCATCTACCATGTATTCACTAAAGTCTTTAGCTTCATAGTAATCCTCAAATCCTTCAAAATGAATACTAACAGAATTACTAGATTCTGAAATAATCACAATAGCATTTATTCTGTTTTTATATTCATCCGACATTGGGGTCTCCTTGTTTATCTATATATACCTCCTAACTATAAAAATAAATCGTTAAATTTAAAATCAGGTAAGGGGGTCATTAAAAACCCCCCCTTTTTTTTTAAGCTTTTTAAAAGCTCTTTTTAGTTATCACTGATAACAATCTATTATCAGGGCTTCTTAAAAATAGAAATTAAGCTTGTTTGTGTGTCATTCAGGTTGAAATATTATTTTTTTTATTGCTCAGGCCTTCTTATATCAAGTGAGGGCAAGTTGTTCATGTAAAGGTTTGAAGATTTAACAATCTTATTTAAAAGATCATTAAATTATTATTGATTTAATTGAATTATTGTTAATTAGTCTTTAGACCATTTGACAATCAATGGCTTATTATCAGCGTTTGAAAGCTGTAATTTTTGGGCATTGTCATTATATTTTGGAAGTAATTTTGATGCTTTCCATTTAGTTAATGCAACAGCCTCTTTTAATAAATGTGAAGTAGCTAGATCGCCTTTGCCCTTCTCTTTAAAGTCTTCGATCATCTTTTTTAATTCAGTTTGGCTTTCACTTAATAGATAATCAACACCATCTTGTTTGGCTAATTCGTATTGTTCTCTAACTTTGGGTTTTTTGTGACATAATTGTCTAAATCCTTCCCAGCTTAAATTAAGGTCTTTAAGTATTGTTTTAATTCCATTACCCAAAGCTAATTCACTGTAAATTTTATTTAATACTTCATTTGTAAACTTAATATTATTCATATAATTATTTTTAAATTAGTTATTGACAGTCTATTGACAATAATATATTAATTTTAATATGTTTAATTTATACATAAAAAACAACTAAAAAGAAAGGTTAATTATGCAAACTCAAACAATTAAAAACAATGTTGATACTGATCAAGTTGAAGCTGAGAAGGTTAGAGCTTTACAATCTCATTTAGGTTTGACTGAAAATGAAGTGGGTGAAATTACTTTGGAAGATGGTTTTTTATATCATATTCATGGTAATGAGTACAAAGTTTTAACTGATGATGAAGCTGATGATGAAGTTAAAGAATATATTGAGCAATCAGTCTGGGCTTTTAATCCTTCATTTTTATCAGCTCATGCTAAAGATGGAATTGATGAAGATGTCTTTAAGGCTTTAAGTGAAAAGTGTGAAAGTTCAAATGAAGCTGTTAAATCATTAATAAAAGATTTTGATCATTTTGTTGATGATGCTGTTTTAAGTGATGGTAGGGGTCATTTTTTATCTTCATACGATGGCGATGAGCATGAAGTTAATATTAAAGGCAATTACTATTATATTTATAGAACTAATTAAGCTATTGACAAGATTTAATTATAATTATAAATTGTCAACATAAAGAAAGGTACAACATGGAAACAATAATAACATTACTTGCAATCGGTTATGCGATTGGATTTGTAATAATTGCTTACTTTGGAATAGTAGGCACAAATGAAGTTATAAACTATCACAACAATAAGAAAGGTTAATTATGAAAGTTAAAGAATACAAATCAATTACTGAGTTATTACAAAAAAAATACAATAAGAAGTTTTACGACTTCGAAGACTTTGAAGATGTATTATTAAAAATAAAAAGAAAGGTAAGTTAATTATGTTTTATCCAACAGTTAAAGAATACAGATCAATACGATTTAAAGGTTATGACATCTTTTTAGAATTAAAACTTAATGGTGTTATGGTTGCAAGTTGCTTACATGATCAAGGCCATAATTTTACTAAGTCATTTATGGATTACACAAAAAATGAAGTAGTAAGTATATTGAAAAATGAAATCAAAAATAGAAAGGATAGTTATGAGTATTAAAAATAATATTGAAACTTCAATAGACTTTGGTGGTTTTTATGAATCAATACATGATGGTAATGTTGATCACATGGTTGAAGCTTATGAGTATGATTTTGATCATGTTGATTATAAAAAAACCTTTCAAAGTTATATTGATAGTTATTGTAGTAATCTTGAAGACTATATTTTAGATGAATATGAAGTTAACATTAACTTTAAAGATTTAAAATTATATAGCCCTCAATATTACAATTATTCAACAGATGTAATTGATTGTAAGATTAAATCTAAAGAAGCTTATCAATTAAATGAAGTATTAAAAACTAATGAAGATTTTTTAAACTTCTTAAAAGATCGTACTACTAGTTATGATGGTTATATGTCTTTTTATAAATACGATGAAGCATTAAACAATAAAGACAATATGCTAATCAGGTATGTATTAGAATACATTTGCAATCAATATAATGATTATAACAAATTTGAATTGCCTGAGTTTGAAGTCTTCTTAAATGATGAAGGACAAAAAATAGAAGATGAGAAGATGAAATTACATGAGAGGCAAGTTGAGTTTGAAAGCAAACAATTAAAACTTGCTTTATAAAATTATGACTTTGTTTGAAGCTTTTATTATTTATGAAGTTATAATGTTAACAATATATGCAATTAACAATTAGAAAGGTAGGTTAGGTATGAGTAAATGTAATAGATGTGAATGGGAATTTTGTGAAGATGATCATCAAATTGAGACATTTGATAATGAAATACTTTGTAGCCCATGCTTCATAAAAAAAGACAATGAAGATGATGAATATTTAACAGAAAGAAAGGTAAGTTAGTTATGAATGATAATACAATGTGTATAAGAATGGAAGATGGTAAGTTTCAATATGCTTATGAATTACCAGAAGATTATGATTATGAAGTAGTTGAATGTAATGAAAGTAGTATTCATTATGAAACTTGTAATGATAATTATTTAAGAAAAAAGATAGGTAAAATAAAAAATAAAGTAATTAAAATAGTTATGTGCTTCGGTAAAGTTAAATACATTTTTAACTTACCAGAAGATTATAATTATGAAGTGTTTGAATATTAGAAAGGTAGGCTAGTTATGTATGTAATTGATTATCCTAATCAAAAAATAAAAAAGTTTTCTAACAATGAATTAGAAGACTTTTTAAATACCATTATTAAAAATAGATGGTTATTTATTAAAGATAAAAAGAAAGCTAAGAAGGTATTAAATCAAATCACACTCAACAGAAAGGTAGGTTAACTTTGAAATTAGAAGATAAACATATTCAATTAACATTGGATAAGTCATTAATGAATTATGATCTAATATTGAGAGTTAACGATAAAGGCACAAAATATATAGCCTTCGATATATTTGATTATGATAACCAACAAATAATACAAACAATCAAGATGAAGCAAAGAAAGGTAGGCCAATTATGAATGAAGGTATGCAAAATCTAATAGAAATAGATGAGTTAGAAAAAAAACTTAATGATAAAAACTTTGATATAGCTTGTCAGTTAGCTGATGATTTATATTTTAAATTCATTGATAGTTTGCATGATGATATAGCAAATGAATATGTTGTTGCTGATGAAGACAATATAGGTGGTACAAAGAATACTGAGAAAGGTAGTGAACTATACTGGGATATAGAAAACACTATTAAAAATACATTAGATAAAAAAGAAAGTGAGGTCAGTAATGAAAAAATATAAAGTCTATTGTGAAGACTTAGGTTATGAGCAAATAGTTGAAGCTGATAACGATGAAGATGCAATATCAATGGGTTATGATGAAGTATCAAATAACCTACATGAATATGTTGAGATCAATATAAATGAAATAAAAGAAAGTGAGGTCAATCAATGAAAGTTTGGAATATTAGAGTTACCGATAGAAATGGGTTTGATAGCTATTCTTTTTTACAAGAAGATGAGCCTACCAACGATCAATTAGAGGCCATTAAAAAGATATATCAAAATTCAGGTAGGTATATCCCAGAAGACATTGATGACATCTATGTTGAAATTAAAAGTTGGTTTGACAATGATAAGATACCAACATACCCACAATTAATAAATGATTTAAAGCAACACTATAAAAAGATTAAATGATTATTAGAGGTTATCCAATACATAGGAAGTACATTAGAATCATTCTAATCTTTTGGGCTATGGTTTTATTAGTTGTTTTAGGTATTATTATTTTATAATGTGGGTCAATGAAAGGTAGGCTACAAAGTTAT